ACTTGATTCGGAATCATTGAAAACCCTTTATTTTTCATAAACCCTTTGCCGGACATCTATATACCCAAATATAGGGTAATCAAAGAAAATTTTTTTAACGAGTGCATACATAGTGAAGAACCGGATATGACTTGCCCATTTGCTGAGCAGCTATCAGAAAAAACCCTCTGCTCTCAGATATTAGGGTGGCACACCGATTATGCCGATGTTTCAGAGTTGAAATCTTGTTTTATGACTAGTAGCCCTAGGGACAAATTATCTATAGTTAATAAAATCAAAAAAAACCCTGGGAAAAATAATATTAGAGAAGATCTGACTTAAGAGGCAGTTTTTAGGGCAAAAAAAAAGGGGAACAAATAAAAATTTGTCCCCCTTTCGTTGGGTTCATCTGCTTTGCTAATTTCTAGCCTTGGGTGTTGTTTCTCACTTCTGCCACATAATGATTGAATTTGCTAATGTTGAAATATGGGTTTTGTTTCATCAAAAACCTAATCATCGCCTTAACGATTTCATCATCATTTGATTTAGTGAACTGCCCTAGAATTTTAGCAATTTCTATGAAATGCTTTCTAGTCATTTCTGCTCCTTTCTAATTCCAAGCCTTTAAGGATCTTAATGCTTGAATTTATTCTTTCTTGTAGTTCCTCATTTTCTCTTTTTAATTCCCAGTATCTTAATTGCATTTTCCAGGAAGATTTAGAAAGGTTATCATATCGCATTTTTAACCTTTCCAAAGTAAGAGCATAAGGGGTTTTTTTATATTTATCGCCTAAACTAGTTAAGTAATACAAACCCTCCTTATTTTTAGCAATTATACCTTTTGTTTTTAATGTCCAAAGGTTGGTGCAATACCAACCATTAGGGGCTTTTCTTGGGTTGTCTACCCCTTGCCCTTTCTTTGATTGGTAATAAGTGAAGTTTTGCATTTGTTTGTATGTCATAGGGCTTTTTTTAAGCCTATAGCATAGTTTACTAATGATAGTCATACTACCTCCTTTTGCTTTCGCAGTCGTTATCTAATTTTCAAATATCTTGGCTATTCTCTGCTCATCAGACACCCGACAGAATAGCCTTAATGGGTGTGAACTAGGGACAATTAAGCCCCTAGTTTTCGCCTACTTTTGTTTTTTGATTTCCTTTTTAAATAGTCTTTTAGCCTCCGAAATAGTGTGATAATAAAAAACCATTTTAAAATAATTATCATCAACTAAAGCAGATAAAACCAAACTCCCATTTATCTTATTTTTTTCTATATTTATTTCCATTTATCTTACCTCCTTATTTTTAAAGTCTCTTACAATCTCAATTGATACATTGAAAGACTTGCCACAATCATCACAACCCCAATGCTCCAATTCTCCACATATTAACTCTTCCACATATTCAATGTTCTTGCAGTCTTTAGGGCATTTATTTTGCTTACTAGCCCACTCATCAAAGACGAAGACAACATTGGCTTTAAGTTCGTTAATATCATCTTCATTAAGATTGTAAATCACTGGGAATTGAATTAAATCGTGTGCTTTATCTAATACAACATTTTGTAATTTAAGTTCATTTTTAAAGCACATTTCGGCATATAAACCATTACCTCCATACCTTGTATAATCAAACCCTTTTTGATGTCTTGCAATGATTTCTGCAAGTCCATAAATGTTTGATTGATAAGATGCAATTTCTTCGGTGCTTTTACAATCTAGGCAATAATATTCTTCAATATGACTTTGATTAAATAAGCCTTTAACCTCATAATCAAACTCAACATTGATACTGCCACAATCACTGCAAGTGGTTTCATCTTTATAATGAATACAAGAGCAAGAAGTTAAATACTTGCCCTCTTCATATTTAGTTGCCACACCTTGCATTATATTATTATAACTCATCTTCCTCCTCCTCATCTTTTACATAAGACATTGCTAGAGTTTGAAGTTCTTCTTGAGTGTCTTCTATCACTTGCTCATAATCTAGACCATCATATTCTTCGCCATTATATTCGAATATTTCCCCATCATATATTTTGTATTTAATGGTAAAATCATAATCATCTTCAACAAACTCTAATTCGTTAATCTCTTGCTCATATTCCAACTCTGTTTGATACATCATAATTGCAACTAGTAAACCAAAAACACACATTACAAACCAATTCAAAAGCAATGGGTTTGCTTGGTTAAATTGCATCATGAAAGGTATGACAATCATACCCATTGCACAAACTACCATACAAAATACTAGCATTGATTTTAATATTATACTTCTCATTTTATCTACTCTCCTTTTATTAGTTAAATAAGTCAGTTAATACAATATAATAATAAATAGAAAAAAAGGGGGAATTTTCTTTTTGAACCGATTAGGATCAATACACCCCCCTTTTTATCAAGTTTTTTTTATGTCCAAATGAACAAAAAGGGAAGTAAGCGGAAAAAGCCCCCCCCTTTCTGCCACTTTGTCAAGCAATGGATCTAAACTGCTTGACTTCCTCGGAACACTTTGCATATAATAAACATTATGTATAATTACCGGAACTTTTACCCCCCTATACCCAAGGACAAGCAGCGGGGGGGTGCGTGTTTGACTCTAAAAATTTTCAGTATGCTTGTAAAAGGAGTTTTGACAAATGAGTGATTGGGAGATGCTCACAGATAAAAATGCAGAAATGCTCACAGATGCACAAGACCTTAGAACAGAGTTTGTGAAGAAGTTAAGAATCTTTGAAACTGGCTTAGTGGATCCCGAAGATCGTAAATGGCAGTTAAAAGCCCACGAGGCTTATGATGTTCTTTCTGTTCGTGAACGACAAGTATTTAAACTTCGCCTTAGCCTAATGACTTTCCCCCACATTGCCCAGGGGCTTGATATTTCTGTTAGTAGTGCAAAAACCTACTGGCGAAGAGCTTTGATGAAGTGCGAACAGTTTTTGTAGTCTAAAAAGCAATTAGATGAACAACTAAAATAAAGGGGGAATCATGCCAAAAGGAATCGGATATGGTAAAAAAAAGAAAAAAATGAAAAAAAAGAAAAAAAAGATGATTAGAGGAAGAAGATACTAGTGGCTAAGAATTTGAAAGGTGTTAGTCTTAAAGGATTGTCAAAAGTTCAAAAAAGACAAATGAGCAAACATAAAGTTCATCACACCAAAGCACATCTAAGAAGTATGGCAGCAGCAATGAGAAAAGGTAAAACCTTTAAACAAGCTCATACCTCTGCTATGAGAAAAATTGGAAAATGAACGTTACAAAAGTTACAGCACGAAACTTCATACCTAAAAAATTATTAGGAAAAAAGAAAAGTATTAAACAAAAACTCAAAAAGATAAAAATCAATGCCAAAAATTTTAAATATTGATCCAGAGAAAGTCGAAATGTTAGCTAGTTTCGGTTGTAGTACAATCGAGATTGCAAAATTCTTCCAATGTGATGAATCAACAATTCGTAAAAAGTATAAGTCAGAATTAGAATCTGGGAAAGAACAAATGAAAATCCGACTTAGACAACTTCAATGGAAACACGCATCATTAGGAAACACTGCATTATTAATATTTTTAGGAAAGCAATATCTTGGACAATCTGAAAAACAAGAAGTCGATTTCAGTGGAAACCTAGAAGCGATCTTAAAAGAGTGTGGATATGTGGACAACCCAATAGATGCTAAAGAAGATACTGAATAAAGAAAAGCTCTGGTCATTAATCGATTATGTTCCTACACAGAATCAATTAGATGTTCATGACTCTTGTGCTAGGTTTCGAGTAAATATTCAAGGTCGTAGATCAGGAAAGTCATTTTCTGCTGCAGCCGAAGCACTCCCATACTTACTTACCCCCAACACTAGGGGGTGGGTAGTTGCTCCTAATTATGAGTTATGTGATAAAGTTGCTCGTTTAATTAAGCAGTATGTAATTCTGGATTTAAAACTACCTATTGCAGCCAAAAAAGAAATATCCGGACAAATCTATTACTTAAAATTATTAGGACTAAATAGCGAATTGTGGATTAAGTCTTGTGATAACCCAGATTCCTTAGTGGGGGAGGGGCTTGACTGGATGATTATTGATGAGGCAGCTAGGGTAAAACAAATTGTCTGGGAACAATATTTAAGACCAACATTATCAGACAGAGAGGGGTGGTGCTTATTTACCACTACACCTTTAGGGTATAATTGGATTTATGATTTATATGTACGAGGACAACAAAAAGAATATCAAGACTGGGACTCCTGGCAACATCCATCTTGGGAATCTCCATACTTTAAGGAAACAATGGATGAACTTAAAAAGACACTTACAAAAGAAACATTGGCTCAAGAGTTTGGAGCAGAGTTTACTTCATTTGCAGGTAAGGTATATGATTTTGATCGTAGGGTTCATATCGGTAATTACAAATACAATCCCGATTTACCTACTTACTGTTCTATTGACTTTGGTTTTAGGATGCCTTGTGTGAATTGGTTTCAAATAGAAACAGCAGATAATGAAGACGAATTAGACACCATTTATGTGATTGATGAAATTTGTCACGAAGAAAATATTAAGACAGAAGACTTAGCAAAAATGATTTTAAATAAACCTTATGATGTCAGAAGATACTTCTGTGATCCTGCAGGGGGGGGAGTTCAAGCACAAAGTGGTATTGGAGATATAGAAATTTTTAGAAGACATGGTATTAATGTTCAATACAAAAGAGATAGAATTTCTCGTAACATCGCAAATGGTGTTGCTCATGTTAGAAGTTGGTTTGAAGATGCCGATGGAGATCCTCATATCTTCTATGATGAGGGTTGTAAATCCAGTATTGAAAGTATTGAGAATTATAGATACCCAGAAAAGAAATCAGATCAACGATTAAAAGAAGAACCTTTAAAAGATGGTAGAAATGACCACCACGCAGATACTCTAAGATATTTTATAGTAAACCTTTACCCTATTAAACAGAACAAGGCAGGAACGATACAATGGTAATAACAAAAGATGTAGCAACAGAAAATATTATAAATGCTCTTTCAGAACACTTTAGTTATATAGAAACTGAAAGACATAAAGAGATTGATAAATTATTAGATTTTTATGAGGGTATAAATACTGATGAATATGTAAAATCATATTTTGGAAGTGAAACACTTGCACAGATTCCAGTATTTAATCAAAACTTAACTCGAAGAGTAATTAAAGCTCGTTCGATGACTTATAAAAGACCTCCAGTAATGTCTGTTGATTCTAGGTATGAAGATTATGTTAATGTGCATGATTTAAATGCCAAAAGAAGACAACTTGAATCATTAACCTATTTGTTAGGATGTATGGCTTTTCGTTGTAGATGGGATGAAACTACACAAAAAGTAGAATACGAAAATTTAACACATTTTGAACCTTTGTTTTTGCCTTACGAAGATAAGCCTTTTGGTATTGCTTATTTCGTTCCTAGTTATGGATATTCTTCTGACGAATCACAAGATATGATGGTAGTTTGGACAGAAGATAGACCTGGGTATGAGGGAAGACATTTTGGCATCATAGATGGAAACAAAGTATCTTTCAATGATGGCGACTTAAATCCTTATGGAATTGTGCCAGTAGTATACACCCATCGCTATCCCCCACTTCGTGGACAGTTTTATTCTGCCAATGCCGGGGATGTTGTTTCTGCAGACTTGCACACCTCAATAGCAATGACTGAATTAGCACTATGTTTAAGATTTGGTGCTATTGGTATTCGCTATGTAACTGGGGTGGATGATGCCAGTAGAATTGAATTAGGTGTAGATAAATTATTATATCTACCGGAGGGGGCTAATTTCGGTATTACCGGACCTAGTGCTTCTATTAGTCAAATTATTGATGGTATTAAATTCTATGTTTCTGCAACATTATCCAATAATCATTTAAGAATTAAATGGGCAGACTCACATGGTAATGCACCTAGTGGTAGTGCGCTTCGTATACAAGAGATTGAAAATATGGAAGAACGTATTGCTACTACTGAAGACACTTATCGTGTATTTGAACAGAAACGATATGAAATTGACAAAAGAATTATTGAAGTTCAAACCAATGTCAATTTAAATGACGACTATTCAGTTGATTTTGTAGAACCTAAGATGTACTTAGATCCTCAAGAAGAAATTAATTACTGGAGTTGGAAGTTTGACCAAGGATTAGATAATAAACAGAATTGGTATAAATACAACAATCCAGATATGAGTGATGAACAAATTGAGAAGATGGTTAAAGAAAACGAAGTTGAACAACCAGAACCACAAAATCCATTACTAAATAGACTGAGATCATAATGCCTATACAAGATACTATTACTCAAGCTCAAGAAGAGTTTGTAGAATCTTACGATACTGCTATCGATACATTTATCGAGCAATCTTCCTTAGTTGAAGAAGAACAAGTGGATCCATTGACTGTGCTAGGGGGGGTAATTATTGCAGATTATTGGTTGCAAGACTTATTAATGGCTAACGCAATAAATCAATATATGTTCCGAATTGATTCTGTTTTAGATGATTTAATTTTATATGGCAATGTTAATGAATTACAATTACAATCTTTTAGACTTGCTCACGAACAATTAATTGCTAACTACACACTCTCATTAGGAGAAAAAGTAAAGTTAGAAGTAATTCGTGGTATCGCTAGTGGTTTTTCTGCTACTCAAACAAAACAACTTATAGAACGAAACTATTTTTTAAGAGCTAGTTCAGTAACTACGTTTATTCAAACTCAAATAGCAGATTATGCGAATTTAGTAACACAAACTATGTCAAGAGATATGTCAGGAGATACAGAATATGTTTTTGTGAACCCACTAGATGATAAGACTAGACATCTATGTGTAAAAATGGTTTCTTTTGGTAAAATGACTAAAAAAGAAATAGAGGCTAACTTCCCAGGTGCTTTCTTTGATCGTGGTGGTCCTAATTGTAGAGGGTATTGGGAGATAGCAAATAACATAGATGGAAATGATCAAGATAATGCCAAAAAACGATTTGATGGTTTACAAGCAAGGTATAAATCAAAAAATCGTGCTTTAAACATAAAAACACAACAAGAGTACTACGAAAGCAGGAAAGATGGCTAGTAAATACGTAAAATTATTCCCATCTCGTAAACAAAATCAACAAACTGCACAGAAAGCTGCAGAAAGTCATAGAGATATATTGTTTAGTCAAAGAAATGTTTTTGGTAAGAGAACAGCAAAGTTATCAGACAATTATAAGAAGAGAAAGAAGAGAAAAAGACCTAATGCTCCCGACAGAGCAGATTTTTTTCACACCGGTAATATGTATAAAAGTTTTAGGGCAGAGGGAAGAGTTACTTCCAAGACGAAAGTCGCTTATGCTTTAGATTCTTACTTGAAATTAGAGGACCTACCAGTAGGACTTAGTAAAGGAAAAAATTATCAATATGCTTTAGAAAAAAGTAAAAAACAGATACCAACTAAAACTTTTGACTTAATTGTAAACGATTTAAGCAAGAATATGAAAGGTAATTTAGGCGAAGTTTTAAAAAGAAAAAGAGATTTTAAGATTACATTAACAATATAAAGGAGTAATAATGTCAGAAGACACTACACTCGACCAGAATATGGTCACAGAAACAGAGTCAGAGCCGACTCAAGAAACCCCATCATCAGATAACATTGGTAGTTTAGTATATGAAGCCAAAAAGCATCGTCAAGAGAAAGCGAAACTTCGTGAAGAATTGAACGATCTTAAGGCTACAATTAAGGCATCCGATGAAGCAAAGCTCGTAGAACAAGAAAAATATAAAGAGCTTTCAGAAAGCCTATCTCAGGAACGAGATACTTACAAGGCAAAAGCTGATGAGTTTGATAGTTTTCAACAAGAGTTTAGGTCGAACCTTTTAGAAAACTTGTCAGATGATCAAAAAGTGATTGCAGAGGATCTATCTTTATCTAAATTACAAAAATTTGTTGATTTAAATAAAGTTCAGAAACCAGTTGCAACACAAGAAAGTAGTTCTACAAAAATGGCTTTAGAAAAAGATGCTTGGAAAGATATGGATCAATCCGATCGCAGAAAAAACTGGAGTACCATTGTAGAAACTTATAAAAACAAATCATAATTTTGGAGATGAAATAAAATGGCTAATGTAACAACAACAACTGCAGCAAATTTTATTCCCGAAATGTGGCGTGACGCCATCTTAGATTATGCTGAAAGACAATTTCAGATTAGAAATCAAGTTCTTGACTTCTCATCTATGTTGTCAGGTGGAGGGGACATCTTAAATATCCCTAAAGTAGCAGAAGAAACTGCTGCAGCTAAGTCTGCAGACAGTGCTGTTACTTACTCAGCAAATACAGATGGGGTTATCCAATTATCTGTAGATCAACACCACTATGAAGCGAAAAGAATCGAGGACATCGTAAGAGTTCAAGAATCTGCTGACTTATTTAATGCTTATGCTCGTTCAATGGGTTATGCTTTAAGTAAAAAAGTAGAAAACTACATCGCTTTATTACTTCAAACTGCTAGTGCAAATGATGTTGCTCTTTCAACTGACAACACTTTTACCACTGCTTTGGTTAGAAGTGGTCTACAAAAACTATTGGATGCTAACTATGACTATACAGATGGAGACACTTTCTTCTATTGTTCTCCTGCTGCTTATATGTCATTACTTTCTTTAGGCGACTTTACAGAAGCTCAAAAGAGAGGAGATAGCGAAAACCCACTAGCTACTGGTCAAATCATAAATGCTTATGGTATGCCAGTATATGTGTCCACAGATTGGGATGATGATGGAGGATCTGGCGATGAAACTGCTACTATCTTTAACAGAAATAGTGTTTACTTCGCACAACAGTTAGCTCCTAGAGTTCAGTCCGAGTATCAAGTCGATTATCTAGCTACTGCAGTAGTAGCAGATGTTCTATTTGGTGCTGCACTATCTCATGCTGCTAATAGCGCATCTTTGCCGATTGTTAATTTTAACAACGCATAATAATGTAGGGGGGTTCATTGGATCCCCCTATCTTATCAAAAAGGAATAATATGCCCATATATGAATATATCGCACAATGCGATTGCAAAAAAATAATTGAAACTGTAATGAGTGTCAAAAATAGAAACAATCCTATACAACATAACTGTAATGATTGTGATAAAGAAGTAGAAGCTCATAGAATCTTTAGCAAACCTTTAATACTTTCTGATGACATAGGTCGTGGATTTAAAAGGATGAAAGATACAGACTTGTATAAAGAATTGGATATGGAGTAGTGTCATCTTATTGTCTATTCTATAGATATGGCAAACTATACATCAGCACACACAGGAACAGAAATAGATAGTAATATTACTAAAGTAAAAGACAGTGGTGTTACAGAAAATGATCTGTCGAAACTTAATAGTGTTACTGCTACTGCATCAGAGTTAAATCAATTAGATGATAAAACTGTAGGCGGTTCAAACAATGATGATATTGTAGATGTTGGTTCTAGTCAATCTTTAACTAATAAAACCCTTGAGGGTGGAACATATACATAGGATAGATTATGGCAAATACAGTCCAAATTAAAAGACATAGTAGCAATACAAATACTGGCGCACCTAGTTCATTAGCTAATGGAGAGTTAGCATTAAATCAGGCAGATAAAAAATTATATGTCGGTAGACATAATAATAGTAGTGTTGAGGTATTTCACTTACCTACATTACAAGATATTACTTATGGTAATGGTATCAGTGGTACAGTTACTTCTGGTTCAGATGACAATTCTTCAACTTTAGCAGTTGATCTTACTGATAGTAATATTTTTGCTTCTACAAGTGCAAAAGGTATTGCTTCTTTTTCAAGTAATAACTTTAGTGTGTCTAGTGGTGCAGTAACTATTAAAGATGGTGGTGTTGTCACAGCAGAAATCGCAGATGATGCGATTACTGGTGCAAAAATAGCAGATGATGCTATTGATAGCGAACACTATACTGATGGTTCTATAGACACTGCACATATTGCAGATTCACAAGTTACTCTTGCTAAATTAGCATCCAACTCAGTTAATTCTTCAAAAATAGTTGATGGATCTATTGCTACTGCAGATATTGCAAACGATGCTATTACTGCAGCTAAGATTGTAGATAATATTGCATTAGCAGGTAATTGTAGTACAACCGGTAATTTTGAAGTAGGTGGAAATCTTACAGTTTCTGGAACAACTAGTACAGTAAATTCTACAGTTGTTACTATAGATGATCCTATCTTTACACTTGGTGGAGATTCTGCTCCAGGAAGTGATGATAATAAAGATAGAGGTATTGAGTTTAGATACCACACTGGTAGTGCTGCTAAAGTAGGATTTTTCGGATTTGATGATAGCACTGGAAAATTTACATTTATTGCAGATGCTTCTAATTCTAGCGAAGTCTTCTCTGGAAGCGCCGGACCAGTTGCATTTGGTGCAATTACTGGTACTACTTGCACTTTGACTGGTGCATTAGATGGTGCTACTATTGATGGTGGAACTTACTAAATTAGGAGATACTTATGGCAAATACTATCAAGATTAAGTCAGGTAGTGGTACACCTACTACTAGTGATATTGTTGATAAAGAGTTAGCATTTGATAGAGATGCAAACAAACTATATATTCGTGATAATAACGCTATTGTCGATCTTACTGGATCAGGAGCTACTGGAGATATAACTGCAGTAACTGCTGGTACTGGTTTAGATGGGGGTGGCTCGGATGGAGATGTTTCTTTGTCTGTTGATGTTTCTGATTTTATGACTAATGGCAGTAATGATAGAATACTTACTGCTACTGGCACAGATGCTATGAACGCAGAAGCCAATCTTACTTTTAATGGAAGCACTTTATCATTAACAGGTGCATTGACTGCAAGTTCAACAATCACTACTAATTATGGTGTATCATTTACAAATGGTAATACTAATTTTCTTCAATACAACAATAGTGGCGAAGATGTATTATATCTAAGAGATACTACCAATAGTGCTATGGTACAGACTTGGGGTGTTAATTCTGTTCAAATTCACAGAGGATTAACAGTAAATGAAGATGGTGGTGCTTATGATACAAGAATTGAGGGAGATACAGACACTAATTTATTTTTTGTAGATGCAAGTACTGATAGAGTTGGTATTTCAACTTCAAGTCCTGGAGCTACCTTAGATATTGGAGATAGAATTTATTTAAAAGATGATGGTACTATACATTGGGGTAGTGCAGCAGCACATGGAATATTATCTTGGGATACTGGTAGAGCAATAGTTACAGCAACTGGATCAAACAATTTAGATTTAAAAGCAGCAAGTGGATATTCTGTAGTAGTAAATGAAAGTGGTAGTAATGTTGATTTTAGAGTAGAGGGAGATAGTGATACTCATTTAATATTTGCTGATGCTTCTACTGATAGAATTGGAATTGGTACAAATTCTCCAGAAGAACTTTTGCATGTTGATGGAGTAGCAAAAATTAAATCAACTGGCAACACTACTCTTTTTATAGATGGAGCTGGTAATGGTTTTACTCAAGGACAAATTGTATTTCAAGGAACTGATGATGATGCAAGTTATCGTGGACAAGGAGTATTTTATCACGATGCAGCAAGTGATATAGAATATTTTTCTGGAACATTATATGCAAATGACGCTTGGGCAGTAACAAGAAAGACATCAACTTCTTCTCACGATAGTTCAGTAGCACAAGGTAGTCACGCTTTATTTATAATTGAAGGTGGTGGAGATGTTGGAGTTGGATTAACAAATCCAAATGGAAAGTTCCATGTTCAAGAAAGTAGTACTGGAAATGGCTTAGGTGGTATTATAAGTGAAACTGCAACTCATAATGGTAATAGTGGTTATAGATTTAGAACAAATGGAACTGATAGATGGGCAATAACCACTATTGGAGATAATGGTGGAGATTTAAGATTTAGAGATGCAGATGCAGGAGCTGATCGAGTAAGAATAGACTCTTCTGGAAATGTTGGTATAGGAGTAACGCCAGCTGGTGGTAAGCTCCATGTTAATGGAGATTTAAGAGTTGTTGGTAAAGTTCTTGGTGTATTTAATACTGGATTTGTATCGACTGATTCAGTAGGAAATCAAGCAACACTAATGCGTCAAACAAGTGGTGACATTATGTTGATTGGAGACACCAACCATACAGAGCAAATAAAAATACAATCTGCTAACTCAACTGGTAATGGATACATACATTGTAAAAATAATGGTGGTATCGGATTTACTGGGAATACTGAATTTAGTTCGCCAATGACAGTACATTATGGAGCAGTATTTAATGAGGGTGGACATAATTCAGATTTTAGAGTAGAGTCAGAAAACCAAACAAATTGTTTATTAGTAGATGCTAATCAAGATAGAGTAGAAACTTTTGCACTAACTGATGATGCTACAAGATTTGGTTATACTTCTGGTAGTAGTTTAATATCAAGTGAAGTTAATACTGCTCAAGAATATGCAGACTTGCCAATAGGGTATGCTCGTATGATGCACGCAACTTTAGGTACTGATGAGGGTATGCCATTAGATAATCAGCATTTCTATTTTAATTTATTAAATAAGAGAGATTCTGGTGGTGGTTGGAACGCAATAGCACAAGGTTATAATAATAATGAAGAATTATATATAGGACACACACTCGTAAATACTTCTTTTGCTACTTGGAGTAGAGTAGTAGTAGAAAATTCAAGTGGTATATCTACATCTCCAGTTAAAAAAATTACAAGTGGAGATGATTTCGTATTAGGAGAATTGGCAGATAATCTTCGTATGAAAGGTAGTGGTACTCAATCATTTAATTTTTTAGGAGATGACAATGGATTTGCTACACTAAATGCACACACTTATAATTCTGGGTCTGGTTTCTTTCAATCAGATGACGCTTCTACTGATGTAGCATTAAGAAGAGGAACTAATAATGATGATAGAATTATTATAGAAGCATCTCAAACAAGAATTATTGGAGATTCAGTAGAAAGAGTAAGATTTGGTAGTTGGGGAATTAGAAGCAATTATTTTGGTAGTGAGGGAACGCCACCCTATAGCTTTGTATCAGATACTGATACTGGTATGTATAGAGTTAGTTCCGATACTTTAGGTTTTACTGTTGGTGGTAGCAATAGAGTGACTATAGATAGTTCTGGACTTGGAGTTGGAATTACTCCAGCAGAAATATTAGATTTAAAAACCACTTCTGGAGATTGTAGAATTAGATTAGATGCTCCTAATGGTAGTGATACTGAAATAAAATTCTTTAATGCTGGTAGTGCAGTCTTTACTATTGGACACGATGATGGTACTGGTAGGTTTGTTATTGGAACAACTAATGTAGATACTGCAAAAGTTACATTTGATACAAGTGGTAATCTTTATGCAACAGCAGATGTCGTTGCTTACGCTTCATCAGACAAAAGACTAAAAAATAATTTAAAGGTTATAGAAAATCCATTAGATAAAGTTTCTAAGCTGTCTGGTTATGAATTTGACTGGAACGATAAACAAGAAACATATCAAGGACACGATGTAGGTGTAGTAGCACAAGAAGTAGAAGAGGTAATGCCAGAAGTCGTTGAAGATAGAGAAGATGGATATAAGGCAGTAAAGTATGAAAAATTAATACCTTTATTAATTGAGTCAATAAAGGAATTAAAAGAAGAAGTAAATGGACTCAAAGCTAAATTAGGAGAATAAAATGGCTAAAGTAATTTCAGAAATGGAAACACAAGCATCAGACGATAGTAAGATGGTTGAGATCAAACACACAAGAACTATGCAAGATGCATCTGGTAGTGATGTAGAAGTATTAGACTTTCAAGAATCAAAACCACTTGGTGGAGCTATTGCAGACGCAGAAGCAGAAAAAGCAAGACTTGAAGCAAAACTTGTAGAAGTAGAAGCTGAATTAGTTGATTTAAACGCAATTAAAGACGCATAATGATTGGGTATTTAATTAAGCTAATTAATGTTATGAGAGGTAGGTAATGACACTTACCTCATCAGGACAAATTAGCATTAGTGATATTAATGGAGAATTTGGTAGGAGTGGTACGACTGCTAATAGTTCATTAGAGGATCTATCTGATGGTACTGTTGCAACTATAAATACTGCAAATGATAGTGCAGACAGACCAGATGGATCTGCTCCTCACAATATGACTGAGTTTTATAGTTATAATCATAGTGCTGCAAGTACATCTTGGAGTAATGTTCCAGCAGACTTTAACTTGCATACATTAGATGGTAGTAATTTTTCAGTAGATTCAGTTGTATCTGGAGCTAAAAGCATTACATTGTCTGGTGGTAGTGGTACAACAAGTGTTAGTTGCCAACAGCCAAGCAATGGTAATATTGATTTGAAAGTTGCTGTTTCTACAAGTGGGGATCCAGGAACAAGTGGTACTGCAAATAGTGGTACTGGTTTTAATAATAATGCACCAAGTATATCTTTTACATCTGGAACTTTATATTTGAGATTTAAGCTAGTAGAAGTAAAAGCTAATTCTGGAAATTTAAATACTGCAGAGGATAGAACAATAACATTTACCAACAACAGCGTTAGCAATACAGATTTGCAGATTAATTGTAGATTGTCAGGATTGTAATATGGCTATTACTTACAGAGGAATAAGATTTCGTGGGTACAATAAACCTAAGCGTACCCCAAAGCATCCAAAGAAGTCACACGCAGTGTTGGCTAAAGTGGGCAACAGAGTAAAATTAATTAGGTTTGGACAACAAGGTGTTAGAGGAGCAGGTAAAAACCCAAGGTCTGCTGCTCAAAAAGCTAGAAGAAGATCCTTTAAGGCTAGACACGCAAAAAATATTAGAAAAGGGCGCATGAGTGCTGCTTATTGGGCAAACAAGGTAAAATGGTAGGAAAAAATGGAAATAGGTAAAGATAGCAAATTTACATTATCTATAGAAACAGCTATTAGTATTTTAGTTACTGTAGGTATGATTATTGGTATGTGGTATTCATTGCAAGCTGAAATAGAACTTGCAAAAGAATTGCCAGAGCCAGAGGTTTCACGTATGGAGTACGACTTAAAAGATCAAATGATTCGTGATTCTATATTAAACACAGAAGAAAAAGTAGATAAACTTGAAGATAAGGTAGATTCTGTAAAAGATGATACTAGGATGATACAAGAAACTCTACTTGATATGAATAACAAATAATGAGGTTTAAAGATGAATTATTATTATGGTATGGTATGGTTGCTTGGATTATTTGTATGGCAATCGCCCTTATACTCGCAGTCAGTTAATTTAGATAACTTTCAATCTATACAAGCATTAAATGTACAAAATTGTGCAGTAGTACAAGTAAATGCTTCTTGGAATTACAACAATAGAGTAGAAATAGAAAAACTAGCAGATTTGTGTTATGTAGCAGAAATAGACTTAAATAATAAGACTGTTGGTGCAGTAATACAAAAAGAGTGGAAGATTAAAGTTGTGCCTACTATAATTATTTTGAAAGAGGGTAAAGAAGTAATGAGATATGAACCTGGTATTAGTATGAGGTTTGATGAAAGAGAAGTGTTTGATAAAATTAAAAAAGTGATAAAGTAATGAGAAAGAAAAAGAAAAGAAGTAAATCAAGAGTTAATGAAGCCGGAAACTACACTAAACCTACACTTAGAAAAAGATTGTTTTATGCAATCAAAAGAGGATCTAAGGGAGGAAGACCTGGACAATGGTCTGCTCGTAAAGCACAGATGTTAGCTAGAAGATACAAAGCAGCAGGTGGGGGATATAGGTAATGGCTTTAAAGAAATCACAACGAAGTTTAAAACGATGGACAAAACAAAAATGGAGAACTAAGTCTGGTAAGCCATCTTCTAAGACTGGAGAAAGGTATTTACCGGCAAGACTTATTAAAGCGATGTCCTCATCACAATATGCTTATGAAACTCGAAAAAAAAGAAAAGCAACAAAATCAGGTAAACAAAGAGCTAAGTATTCTAAGTCTACTAGAAAAAGGATGCGAAGATATACTTAAATACTTATATTTATTGAAAAATAATTATAGGAGAAATTATGAAACTTAAAGAACAACAAGATCAATTATCTAAATTAGTAGAGCAACACAACCAAACAACAGAACAGATTACAATGTTGCAGTCTAGTTTAGGAGATATAAGACTTCAAATATCAAAACAACAAGGTATTATAGAAGCCTTAGAATCAATCGAAAAAGGAAAAAAGGATGCCAAAACTTAATGTAATAGCAGGAATCATTGATAAAGTCGCAGACAATGTTGATAGATTTACACTTGATAAAGAAGAAAAAGCACAACTTATTGCAGAAATCAATAAAGCTCAACTTGAAGTTAATAAAGTTGAAGCCGGACATACTAGTTTATTTGTTGCCGGTTGGCGACCATTTATTGGATGGACTTGTGGAGTAGCATTATGTTATCATTTCGTCTTACAACCATTTTTTACATTTTTATTATACTCATTTGGATACCCAATGGATCTGCCACAGTTCGATATGAGTACACTAACAACAATATTACTTGGGATGCTCGGTTTGGGGGGTATGCGCAGCTTCGAAAAAGTAAAGAAATCAGTATGAGGCAACGACTAAAACAAATGAAAGAACTCGTTGATGATGTTCTTAAAAAATGTGGATTATATTCCGAAGAAGCAGCAGAACTAGTATTCTTGACTGGTCTTGTAGAATCTAAATACAAATATATAAAGCAAGTAGGTGGTCCTGCTAGAGGATTCTTTCAAGTAGAGCCTTTTACTGCTTGGGATATTTGTGTGAATTATCTAGCATATAGAAGAACAGAAGCGATGCACTATGCTAAAAAACTAAATTTAGAAGAAGATTTGTTAATTTATCCTACTGAAGAACTTATGGAAGAATTACTTGAAGAGAATATTGCTCTAGGTATTTTACTTTGTAGATTAAAATATTATAGAGTTCCACACCCACTGCCAAAAGATACAGATGGGATGGCAGCTTACTGGAAACAGTTTTATAATGCCGGTGGTAAAGGTACAGTAAAACACTTTTTAGAAACAGTAGATGTCGCCCAAAAGGGTAATTTATAGTATGTTAAAAGAAAACAATCGAAACATTAAAGACCTTAAAGAGCAAAAAGAAAAGTTAATTCAACTAGATATGCTTGAAAAAGATAATGCTTTAGAGTTTTCTTTTGTTTTATTTGACATGCTTAACACAATAGATAAACTAAAAATTTTTAAAAGAGAAGATGAACAAATTATTTGTACAGATGAAGAAGCAGGTTTAGCATGAGTAGATACGAGGCATTTTGTAATACAAACACAGACTTAGCAATGATCTTACCAGACATTGATAATTTTGATAGAAAAAGATTAATACAAAATTTTGTGGTGCATAGTGGAAGTGTTTATGTAAGTCATGATTCTGGATATGTTTCTCAGTTGTATATAGATGGCTTAGAGGGTACATCTGTGGGTTCTGTAGGAGCAGTAGATGCAAATAATAAATTTTATTACGATAGTGATGCAGATGCTCTTTATTTGCAAAACTCTAGCTCTCCTAACGACTTAGTAATTGAGGCATCAGAAGATTGGGAAACAATTAAGTCAAGGGTAGTAAAAGAGAAAGCAGACTTTATTCGTTCTTATTTAAACAGACCTATTTATAAAATTAAAAACTCTACATTACAAGGTGCTAATGCTAGAGAGTACGATTATGTTATTATTTATTGTAATGCTGCTTTAGCAGTAGCAGAACTTGTTAGAACCTTAGATGTTGAAAAAGCAAACGAGATCGAGTTCAGAATTATGAACGATGATAAAGATGGTTTGCTTGACAGAATAAAAAGAGGAGAGTTTCAATTATTTAATGAGAGTTCTGAAAGATTTCAAAATGGAGTTATTCATTTTATTACCTATAATGGGAGTTCTACCGGATCCATTATGGATACAAAAGGGCATCCAAACGTTTCTTGGGATGATGTAAGACTAGTTATTACAACTGGTGGCACATTATCTCCAGGAACTGCTTCTACTATTAAATATTCAGTTTATACAAAAGATGATACTGGTTTAAGAAGAAACTTAACTTTAGAAAACGAAACACTTACTGGGGCGTATGATCCTTTAGCTTATGGTGTATATTTTAGAGCATCAGAGGGGGTATACACCACCAACGATGAGTTTTCTATTATTATGTCTGGTATGGCAGAAGATGTTGCTAGTGTCAAATCTCGCCAGGCATTTCGATGACAATTACATTTACCAATATATATAAAGAGAATATATTGGATGGTCTAAAGAAAATTATTTCTACAGAGTTCAATAAGATGCCTATTTATAATGATGTTCCATTTATGAATAGGGGGGGTAGTATGTTTCTTAATATTATCATAAGTGATGATAATGAAGAAGAATCGTTCACACAAGGAAAATTAAGGAAGATTGATGTCAGTATAAGGCTTTATATGGCTTTAAATGGGCTACAAGAGCATAATAAAAATAAATCGATACTTAATAGGTATGCAGAAAGAATAAGGGCGTTAATCGAGCAAAATTCAAATTATACATCATCTGGTACAAAACGATGGATTAATGGCTCTGTGAGCAGTATTGAGTATGATCCAGATGTTGAAGCAACAGAAGAACCTTATTTGGTTTGTGATCTTTTGTGTGAGTTTATGACATTTCAAACATTTATAGTGGAAGAATAATGGCATTTAGAAAAAGATACACCTTAGACATAACCAACAGTATTCAAGATATTATTAGAAGTGAGTTTCCTGGAATACCAGTATATCAAGGTAATGACACTAGTTCTAAGTCAATGTACTTTAAAATTAATAAGACTACTGACGATTTAATTGATTTAAGAAGAACATCCTCTGACAGAGAGTATAATTTAAACTTGCAATTCTATATTAAAAACTTTTATCCAAGAAAAAGAAGTAAAGGTTTGGATATAGGTATGAGAAACGCAGAGAGATTAAGACAATTATTATTTAGTTATAAAAATCAATTAGTAGCATCCAAAAAGTTTTTTACCTCTGATAATTTAAGATTTTTGTTGTCTAATGGAGATGGCTATAATGCAAGAAAAACACAAGATGATTTATATAACTATCACGATTTAAATGTAAATAATGTTAGTATTAATGTAGGAGAAGATAATAATTACTATATTTTTAACTTTAGTATAGATGCAAATATAGAAAAATCGGTAACCTCGTAAACCTTTTAAGGAGTATATAGATATGAAAATAAAATTAAAAAAAGGATTGTTAGTACCAAGAGAAAATAGTTTTTCTGGTTTATCTAAAAAAGACTGGAATAAAATGAACTCTGGTAAGTCCATTGAATTAGAAGTTCTTCCAAAGGCATTAAAGCCTTATGTAGAAGATGTTAAAAGTGTAAAGGAGAAATAAAATGGCAATTAACGCATCAGCTTTTTCGCCAAAAGAATTTGAGTTAGGTCTTCAAATAGAGGGTACTAACTGTGGAACAAAATCAGTAAATGCACTAATAGGAGTAAATGTTGATTCTATTAGTTTTCCATCTTTAAACCCAGTACAAGTTTTTGATGTAAGAAATCATGCTGGAAGAGTAGCACAAGATGTTGATGTGTTCTTATCAAAAAAACAAACAGTAAAAGAAATAAGTTTTTCAGGTGTATTAGATACACAAGTAGCACCATTATTTATAGATGGTGTTTTAGGATCAGAAGCATCAGAAGATGGATCTACTACTAATTTATTTAGAATTGCAGATACTTATACTCCAGGAGATATTTTATATGGGACTACCGGTGTAGACAGATCAAGAACCTACACAGTAGCAATTATTTCTCCAGTATCTGGAAAATCTATTGTTATGTCTGGTTGTGTATTTACTAATATGACTTTCTCTGCAGATATGGGAGAAGAGTCTGGTAGAGTTAAATTCGAAGCTACACTACAAACTGGTAAAGCAGTAGAATTTGATCAAACTGCAGCAATAACGACTGATTATACTGCAAATTATTATTCATTAGGAGATGCAACTGTAAGAACTGTAGCTGCAGCGACAGATAATTTATTACAATCTTTTTCATTAAGTATTGAAAATCCTGCAAACTTTCATGGGTTTTCTGGAGATAACTTTGAAGTAGTTTCAAGAGCAATACCAGAGATTAGTGTAAGTGCAGATTTTACAATGAAATACGATGCTAACTCATTAGAACTAGATGCTAACTTTGGTGGTGGGCAGTCTGCTACTGGTGGTATTACTACCATTTCAGATGATGCAGACATTTCTTCTGCTACTGCAGGAAAGTTTAGTTTTGAATTGCCAAGCAGTTTATTAACTAACTTTGCTTTAAATGAGGGTGCTGCACAGTTGGTAGATGTATCTGTAAAAGGTGTTGCAGATCCTAGTGCTTCTGGTGCAGATAATAAATCAATGTTAAACATTAGAATTTAATTGTATTTTTTAAGTTCTTTGTTTATTATTTAGCATGGAAAAAATCAAAACAAAACATGGCGAATTTGACTTAAAGCCATTATCATTTAAAGATCGTAGAACTCTTCATAGGATGGAAATTGATGCTGCCAATATAGATGGCGATAAAATGGATTTCGGTAAGTATGTAGAAATGATTGATTGGATTATTATGAAAACAATCGTTAATGCAGAAATTACATTAAAAGACTATGATGACAATGAAATAGATGAAATTGGTGCAGAGATTTACACACAAATCAAAAACACTAATAAAAAAAAGACCAAAAAGTCAGAATAATTACTTGGTTTAACTTTTTTGGTTATCCCGAATCTACTTTCCCTATACTTTCTGATAAAACCGATTGCTACTATGCACACTCCCCTACTCTAGGAAAAAGAACTCTTTATACTGAAAAAGAGATATGGAGAGAAGTAGACAGAATATGTGATATGGATCCCACTGGTAAGTTTACTCCTGGAAATAACTTATATGTATATTTGCCCCATTTTTGCAATCCACAATATTTTTATGATTATGATTTAGTTTCATATTTAGAAGAGTTTTATTTTATAAAATCTTTTAATATCCCTCTAACACAAGACTTACAGAACGAAGATTATGATCGTTTAGTCATCTTTCGCACTATAGATAGAGAGCAAACACAATGCGAAATATATAAATCGAAAAAAGACAATGGCAAAAGTAGCTGAAAAATTAATAATACAAATAGATGTAAAGGACTCTGAAAAAGCCAAGAAAGCCCTCAAAGATATTGAGGTTGGATTTAATAGGGTTGGAACTAGAGGCAAAAAAGACATTGGAAGACTTAGGCTTGAAACAGAGGGCTTAAGAAGAAATTTAGGACAAATCAGAAACAATCTTTTGCTTGTAGCATTTGCTACAGAGGGATTAAGAAGAACCTTTTCTGGGTTCGCACAAGCACGAGGACAATTAGAACAATTTGAAGCAAGACTTCGTTCTATGTCTGGTAGTGCAGAAATAGCACAAAAACAATTAAAACAGTTTATTGACATTGCTGCTACCACTCCATTTACAGTTCAAGAAGTTGTAGATGGTGGTGTGCAATTACAAGCCTTTGGTGCAGATGCAGAGGCATTAATTCCAACCATGGCTAATCTTGCTGCCTTTATGGGTAGATCAGTACCGGAAGCTGCTAATGCTTTTGGTCGTGCATTTGCCGGGGGTAGGGGAGCTGCCGATGTATTTAGAGAAACTGGTATCTTGGCTATTATTGATGATTTTGAAAGTTTAGATGAAGCATTAAATAAAGAGAAATTATCATTAACAGAGTTTCGTATTAAAATGATTGAGGCTTTATCTGATCC